AAAATCCTTTCTTTGTGGAAAAAATATATTTTTTACTAGTATAATATAGATATGACTGATTGTAATTTTGTTCCAATTATCATCATCATTATAGTAGTGATTATTGCGCTTTATTTACTTTACCAAAGTCAAACCCCCGCCCAACCACATATAGATCAAGTCTATGATCCAGAATTGGATCCTAACTTGGTTGCACCACCTGAGCAACCCACGGTAACCACCCAAGCTGATGGCACCACTTCTCCCACCCAGGAAGGATTTATACCCTATCGTTATGGATATCGTAGGGGCTATCCATGGAGAAGATGGGGTTACAATCCATACAGATATTATTATCCCTACTACTATCCATATTATTACCGCTATTACTAAGTCATTCAATTAGAATATATTCTAAGGACGGTCGTAAATTATAATAAATACCAAAAAAGTTATTGATGTGTTATTTCTACTTGACCAAATAGTAATAACACAATATATTCGCTTACTTATTTGCTATTGGATTTTCGATTTAGTTCTCTGATGACTCCTGCAATAAAATAATCAATGTGAATAATGTCACGACGTCCATGAATTAAATTATATTCGGCATCAGATGCGCACTGAATGATGCGAGCATTAATTTCGTCATCTTTGATTTTTTCAATTAATTTGTCCATGAGCGTGGTAATAATCTCGGAACCTTTAATGTTTGTGATCAGTATGTTATAAATATGACTCCTGATTTTTTTATTGAAAACATTAATAATATTTTTGCTTTTAGTGGAATTCAATATAAAATCGACAATCATGGTAAAAACGGCATCCAAATTAATAATATCCTTACAATTTAATCGCTTGGCTTCTAACAGCCAAACTGCTTTCTTGAGATTATCATTACATTTGTCCATAATTTGTTTTTTATCTTGGCGACTAAGCATAATATTTTCCATGACACATATATGAGATATGACATCATATATATTTTGATACGATGGTAATGGTACTGAAAATAAACGACATCGACTGCGCAGTGGATCAAAAATTTTGGATAAATTATTACAAACCATAACAAAGCGACAAGTTTTGGCATAAAGTTCCATGGTTCGTCTTAGTGCTGCTTGTGAATTATTGGCTAAATTCTCAATATTATGAATGACAATCGTTTTGAATTTGCGATTTGTCCGAAAAATGTTAAACGATTTGTGCATCGCATATTGTTTGATGATTTCTTGCAAAATGTATTTATCGTGATTGGTATTAGTTGGTTCTATGATTATGTGATAATTACTTTGCATAATTTCGATTTCCTTTTTGGTAGATGAACCATTTATATTGTACTTAATTTTTGTTAAATTATTGACATCCGAATCATAAAGAGCTTCCAAAAAAAATTTAACTAATGTTTTCTTACCACCGCCAGGTGGGCCCGAAATAATGACATGTGGAATGTCTTCATTAGAAGCAATATGAATCAATTGTTCTAAAATTTCTCTATTGAATAAAAATTCTCGAATAGATTTGGGACGATATTTTTCCAACAAAAACATTAGATTATTTTAAAATGGAATACTAATCTTTATGTTGAATCTTACAATGCGAAAAAATTATTCAATTTTTGTTAGTGGCTGGTTTTGTCCATGTTTCAAAGCCAACAAGTAATAAACACTGACCAATAGTATGATGATCAGAATAGCTGATACTTTTAGTTGTTGATTGGTTAGGATTTCCAAGATAAGAGTAATGGGAACAGTAGAAATGAGTATTAATTTGTAGTCAAAATGGAAAAAGATACAATTCAGAGCATATAATATAATGTAAACTACAATAAAATCCATAATGGGAATTTTCCCAATTCGATACAATCGACAAAACTGCCAAAGTGTAAGTTCCGGTTCGTCTTCATTGCTTGTCTTGGATGCTGGTGACTCTTGTGTTGAATTCGATACATTTGATGCATTCGATGCGAATTCCACATAAGATTTACCCGAATTATTTTCTTCTTGTAAAATGACACTGGCTCCAATGGCGGCGGTGGCCAAAGTAGCGGCGGTGGCAGTGGATCGATTGATATTATTAATAATATTGCCTGTATTGTTATAGACCATATCAATAATATAATAGATAGGATATTTATTATTGGGTTACAAGTTACGTTTGAAATATATTATAATTTATGATTCTGCCAAAAATATATTATAATTTAACGATTCTGTATGATAATCCAAATTGCACAAAATATGACTATTGAAAAAATTACCGCAAAAAAAATTAAACAACATAACCATTCATAACAAACTGTATCGCATGTATCACACATACTTGGTTTTTGATAGCGAAATGTCATGGCTTTTTCCATTAAACTCTCGATATTATCTGAAGTATCAGTATCATTATCTTCGGACAAAATTTTTTGGGAAGTCAAATAAATATTGTTCATATCGAATTCAGACCGATTCAGTGTTGAAGAATCTGATAAATCATTAATGGCAGAACCAGTGGCTAGTAATTCACTTTGCTCTGTTTCATCTAACTGATTATTGATAGTCATGATGCTTATCTTTAATAGTATTCTGAAATGTATGCAAATTATTGGCCTTAATTTAATCAATTTTTTGTTGTGAAAAAAAATTGATTAAATTTTTGTTTAATGATTTTATTTTGGTTTATGGCAGCAACAAATTGTATGCCTAAGGTGACGCAATATGTGCACGATTTAGGAGACCATGCCCAAATTATTCACATTCCAAAATTCTCAGGACATCCTGACAAATTGTTCAATGAATTATTGGAAAAAATTCCTTGGAAAAAATTCAAGTATCAGGTTGGTGACAAAGAAGTTTTGAGTCCGAGATTAATGCAAGTTGTCAAATTCGGTGACGAATTAGATTTGCCTTGTTTGTTACGCCTAAAGAAACGTTTGGAGAAAATGTTGACTGTGCAATTTAATTATGCCGTTCTGAATTATTATCGTGATGGACAAGATTATATTGGTTATCATGCTGACCGGGAAGTATCTAATGGTCAAATCGTGGCTTCGATTTCCCTGGGCGCAACCCGACGATTTGTTTTGAAACATAAACACCATACAAACGTCCGGCATGTTTTCATGCCAGAAAATGGTGACTTGCTCATTCTAAATGATGCTGCCATAAAACATGCTTACAAACATTCCGTTCCAAAAATGGCCAACGTTGGACCCAGGATCAGTATTACATTTCGAGAGTAACAAAAACACATCGCTTTTATGAAATAAATGCCATGCGCTTTAAAAATTAATTTTCAAAAAAATTGATTAATATAATTCATATAAAAAGATATTTTCAACAATTACAACATTCCAAATTCATGACCAAAACCAACAAAACCAATAAAAATGAAATAAGTAACACCAAAAGCATTGAAGAACAGTACAAAAAACTAAAGGATCAACATGAGCATGCCCTGAAGCGACCTGGAATGTATATTGGTAGTATCGAAAAAGAAACGATTAATATGTGGATTTACAATGAAAATCGAAAAGAAAATGAACCAGAACTCATCAGTAAAGAAATTTCTTATGTTCCAGGTCTGTACAAAATATTCGACGAAATATTGGTCAATGCCAGGGATCATGTTGTTAGATGTCATGAAGAAAAAAAGGAAGAGTGTACTATGATTAAGGTCAACATTGACCAAGAATCTGGAAAAATCACCGTTTGGAACAATGGAGCTGGTATTCCTGTGGTAGAACATAAGGAACATCAAATGTTAATTCCATCTATGATTTTTGGAGAGTTATTGACGTCCAGTAATTATGATGACGAACAAAAAAGAAAAGTTGGTGGTACCAACGGTTTGGGTGCTAAATTAACTAATATTTATTCCAAGGAATTTGTTGTGGAAACTCTTGATTCGGACAACAACAAAAAATTCTATCAAAAATTCAGTAACAATATGTACCAAAAAGACAAACCAGTGGTTAAATCAGGCGGTGGCAAAAAATCTTACACTCAAATTAGTTTTATTCCAGACTATGAACGATTTGGACTCAATGGTTTGACAAACGATATGATGTCTTTGTTCAAAAAGAGAGTTTATGATATTGCCATGACATCCACAGCCAAGGTTTATTATAATGACAAATTAATTGCCGCCAATAATTTTGCCAAATATGTTGATTTATATTTTCCTGAAGGAAGTGAACATAAAAAAGTTTTGGATGTGGCGGATGAAAATTGGAAAGTCTGTGTTGTTTATGATCCTACCGATACTTTAGAACATCAAAACATTTCCTTTGTCAATGGCATTTGTACCAGTCGTGGTGGCACACATGTTGATTATATATCCAACCAAATCATCAACAAAATTAAAAATAGTATTTCCAAAAAAACCAAAGATCTGACTATTAAACCAAGTATGATCAAAGAAAATTTAATCTTTTTTGTGGATGCGGTTATTATCAATCCAGAATTTGATACACAAACTAAGGAATTATTAAAAACTAAAGTGGCCAATTTTGGATCAACTTACGAGGCACCAGAAACATTTCTCAAAAAAATTATCAAAACTGGTGTGGTTGACCAAATTATCGCCAATGCTTTGGCCAAAGCCGAGGCCAATTTATCCAAAAACAATGGCAAAAAAGGACAAATTCGTTATGAAAAATTGTATGATGCTACCAAAGCGGGTACCAAAGAAGGTTATAAATGTACACTTATTCTGACGGAAGGAGATTCAGCTAAAGCTTTTGCCTTGGCAGGTCTGAATGTTATTTCCCGAGATTACTATGGAGTTTTTCCACTGAGAGGAAAACTACTCAATGTCCGTGATGCCAGTCCCACTAAGATTGCAGAAAATCAAGAAATTACTGCTATCACCAGAATTGTAGGTTTGGAACATAAGAAAGTTTATGATGACGTCAAAGGATTACGATATGGACGAATCATGATTTTGACGGACCAAGATGTAGATGGCTATCATATCAAGGGACTCATTATGAATTTCATACACTTTTTCTGGCCATCATTAATCAAGCAATCGGGATTTATTTGTTCTTTCCCGACGCCCATTGTTAAAGCGAGTAAAGGTACTGGCAAAAATAGACAAGTTATTGAATTCACCAATTTAAATGCTTTCGAGGAATGGAAAAAGGAAAATAATAATGAAACCGGATGGAAAATCAAATATTACAAAGGATTAGGTACGAGTACCAGTGCCGAAGCTCAAGATTGTTTCAGAGATTTGGATGAAAAGTTAGTGGAATATGTTTGGCCCAAACTGTCGGAAGAACGTAAAAAAACCAAAAAGAAAACATCTGATTTAATAGATGAGGAAAATGACATAATTTCCACAAGTTATAAACCCAAGTGTGATGATTTATGTGAGGATGCTATAAGTTTGGCTTTCCATAAAAAACGATCTCATGAACGAAAAAGTTGGATCAATACATATAATCCAAATGTTTACATTGACACAGCGCAAAAGAAAATCTCGTATTATGATTTTATACACAAGGAACTTATTTCATTCTCGGTCTACGATAATATGAGATCCATTCCAAATATTATGGACGGCTTCAAACCATCACAAAGAAAAGTTTATTATGGATCAGTTGAAGAAAAAATTGACAAGGAAGAAATGAAAGTTTCGGAGTTAATGGGTGCTGTTTCGAAACGTACCAAATATCATCATGGCGACCAAGCTCTGGTGGATACCATTATTGGTATGGCACAAAATTTTGTGGGCAGTAACAATCTCAATTTGCTCATACCCAGTGGTAATTTTGGTAGTCGGGCAGCCGGAGGAAAAGATGCATCGAGTCCCAGATATATTTTCACTCAGTTGGATAAAATTTGTGAGAAAATATTTATTGACAACGATTTTTATGTATTACAACATCAATACGATGATGGTAAAATGATAGAACCCTATTTTTATGCACCCATTATTCCCATGATTTTGGTCAATGGTGCGGAAGGAATTGGTACTGGCTTTTCTTCCAGTACACCACCATACAATATTCGAGATATTATTGCGAATATTAAACGTATTCTCGCTAATGAAAAACCAAGGCAAATGAAACCTTGGTATCGTCATTTTACGGGTACCATAGAAAAAATATCCAATCACACTTACATTGCCAGGGCTCGTTATGAAATTATTGATGATGATACCGTTCATATTTCTGACTTGCCCATTGGTCAGTGGACGGACAATTACAAAGCCTTTTTGGATAATTTGATGAGCAATACACCCCAAAAAACTGAAACCAAAAGCGTTGAAAAAACCAAGGGTGGTAAGAGTGGCAAAAATGCAAAAGGTAAATCTGGGAAAAAGGGAAAATTTTTGGCCAAGAAGAGCAAAAAAAGTCAGACTGCAAAAGTTTCCAAAACTAATGCTATTGTCGGTGCTATTAAAAAATACACAGAACAGTGTACAGATGTTCGAGTTAGTTTTACCATTACATTTTATCCTGGCAAACTAAAACAATTAATCAAAACTGGAAAGTTCGAAAAAAATATGAAACTTGTTACTACCATTAATTTGTCAAATATGCATTTATTTGATGAGAATGGCAAGATTCAGAAATATAATTCTGCTGGTGCCATTTTACAAAATTATGTTAGGGTTCGCTTGGAATTATATCAAAAACGAAAGAATTTCTTGTTGGGCAAGTGGAATAATGAAATGAACATGCTCATTTGGAAACTTAAATTCGTGGAGGCAGTCATTTATGATAAAATCATAGTCTTCAAAAAGAAAAAGAGTGAAGTTATTGACCAACTGGAAAAACTGAAGTTTCCCAAATTATCCAGAAATGAAAGTGGCGAAGGATCTTATGATTATTTAACTAGTATGACCATCGTCCATTTTACCACGGATGAGGTCGAAAAATTACGCAAACAAATTGAGAATAAGAAACAAGAAATTGACATTCTTGAAGCCAAAATGCCCACGGAAATTTGGAATGAAGAACTTGACCAATTTATGGAAGCCTATGACAAATGGGAGGAAGAATGTGACAAGGCTTATGAAGATCTTTTGGCAGGACGGGGACACAATAAAAAGAAACCCAAAAAGAAGTCTGCCAAAGTTTCCGAAAAACAGGCCAATCCATAATATATTATAATATATTTCAATGTTTTCTCATGTTTTCGTTAAATATTTAGTTTAAATATTTAACGATTTATCGGACTCGTGCAAATTTATCACATTCATTCAATATAATTATAAATTAAGCGTTCCAGTAAATACTTCGCAACTGCGATTTGTCTACCAGCGATAGCATAACCCACAAAATCATCATTAATTTCCTCATGAACGTATTTCTCATTGGAGTTATTTTCTTTGATATTGTCATTTTCTTTGGCTTCGATCAAAAATTTAGCGACATCTAAATATCCTCGCTTGCAAACCAACCCTAAAACTGAATCTCGTGAGTTAACATATCCGTTGCACAAATCATGATAGTTTCTGATCTTAACACCATGATCCAAAAAAAATTTAATCATATCCATACGACCATTGAAACAAGCGATTTTAAAATATATTGTATTTTCCTCAACTATTTTTTTGAGTTGGAAATCATGTTCCACTAAAAATTGGATCACATGTAAGTGTCCATTTTCGCATGCTTTATAAAAAAGTAACTCATTAAAAATATCCGAATTACCTGAGGCTCCTATTGTGTAAAAATACTTGACCAAGTCAATATAACCAAAGTGGCATGCCCAAATCAATATTACGAAAGCATACCTGTCAATATCTTTTCGAACCAAAACCAAATATTCAGCCACTTCTGCATAATTATTTTTTAATGCCCAAAATAAAAATTTTTCCCAACCAATACTAATTGTCATTATCAAATCTGGAGTGACATTAGTTATTTTTTCTCCGCATTTGAGCAAAAAATTAATCGTGGCAAGATTACCTTGTTCATAGGCCCATTGCAATAATTTATGATCATGATCAAATATGTTAACTCCTTTTCTGAACAAATATTTGACCATATCCAATTTTCCATGTTGACTAACACAACCCATTACATTCTTAATTTTAGCATGAAGATCGGCTCCTTGGGTAACTAAAAAATCAACAATATTTGGGTCACCATTCTTCAAGGCCATTTCGAGTGCAAAATCATTGTTATGATGAATATTAGCTCCTTTTTCCACCAAATATTTTACAATATCAAAATAACCCTTTTCACATGCTAGTTCTAAGGGATTTCCATTACGAATGTTTGCTCCCTGTTCCACCAAGTATTTCACAACATCGAAATGACCATTTATACAAGCACAATACACAGGACAAAAATAATGTCGATAATATCCAGTTCCATTAATATTAACACCACGACTGATAAAAAATTTGATAACATCCAAGAGACCATATTCACAGGCCAAATGAAAAGATACCATGTTATCATTAGTATTCAAATATAATCGGTTCGAACAAAAACACTTCACAATATTTGTATAGCCAAATGCTAATGCCACACATAATCCATCAATTTCGTTATCAGCATTGCCTCCGAAATTTATTAACAATTGTAGTAACTCGCTATTGCCACTGAAACAAGCAAAATAGAGAGCGCGATCACTAACAGAATTAGTGAAACGAACAAAATCATGATATTGTATTTTGATCTCATTATTAATTTTATTGATCAAATATTTGAAATTATAAATATAGCCTTGAAGATATTTGACGACATCAATATGACCATGAAGAGAGGCCATCATAAAACATGGTAGTAAATAATTTGCAATTTGATCTTCATATTTTTCACAAAGATTCACAACCAATTTTAGATAATTCATTTTGCATGCACCGAGTAGAATATTGACCAATGACTTGGCTCGACGATTTCGTGTGGTAGACCACGTGCATGCGGCCAAACTATTCATTATTTCACGATAAATGGGAACATTTACGATAAAATTATTGAAGGTGACATTTGTTTGCGCTGCTCGCCCAAGATTTTGAATGTCCAACAATTCAAAAATTTCGCACCAAATTTCGCGTATTCCAAAAATGATATGTTCAGAAATATCACAATTCATAATTTTTTGCTTGATATTTGTGTCATTTATATTATTTCGAATTTTTTAATAAATAAAAATTCAATTTTTTCATAAAAAAAATTGAATTATAAATATTTCACGTAATAATGTCAATACTGAAGAAATTTATTAAAACCAAACTAATGCAATATATCGAACCCAGTTTGTGCGAAAAACCAACTCTGGCACCGGATGGGTGTCTCTACTTGTATCAAAATGATCACTGGGAAAAAGTGTTTGAATATAATGGGTGGGTTGATCATGTGAAGGCAACATATCAAAACTATTTGAATGGCTTAATTACTTTGACAAATTTATTGGATAGATTGACAACCAAAACTCATTATTGCGAGACATCTGGTTATCAAGGCGAAATGAAAATTGATTATTTTGGTTCGTGTCAATATTACAGTATTTATCAAATGTATTTGTTTATGTTGATTCCAGATTACTGTGGTATTGACAATAGTGCATTTCTTGGTAAAACATTATCCAAGTTCATACCAAAACCAAACTATGGAAAAATTTTAATTTCATTGATCAGAGCCAACGAACTAGAATGTATAGGGTTGGATGATGATGTTTGCGTGAAAATGTGCGTGTCACCTCATGGAAATTTTTTTTGGAAATTGATGACGATTTGTCTGATAGAACAGATTTTGAAACAGCTAGTGAGATAGATGAAACAAATAGCAATGATATGTTCGTCCAACAATTATCTAATTATCAATGGCAATTCTATATCAATGATCCAATATCCGACGAACATCAAGAAATTCTGAAACAACGTCTGAATGAATATAAAGAATATATCAGAAACCAACTTGATGCATTGAATCTGAATTTGAGTTCGGAGAAAGTGAATGATATTGTGGAGACAAATACTGTATTTATTTATTTGAAATCCCGTTGCCCGCCACCTGATGATAACGATAATCGTAGATTTCGTGAGGATTTGGTCATGTGGGACCATCCGAATCTAATCAAAAAGAAAAAGGAAATAAGTTTTGACATACCCTATCAATACTTGTCAACTGAAAAACAACTTCAATACTTGCAACGAGAGCGCCTGAGATTAAAAGAAACATTGGATAAATTAATGACCCTAGATGATACAAGATCTGCCATACGTTATCATTTGGGTGATACAGGAACTGACATGTGGTGGGGTGTGCCATTTATTTACCGATGTATTTTTGACCAAGATGTTAGTTATTTCGAAGCTCCCAGTCCAAGTACCATACCTGGTTGTATTCTGCTCAATGATTGGACCAAGAATTACAAGATTGGTTTGCTAATTTATATTATGATCAAACATAACATCGTATCATATGTGACTGATTTTTATTGTCCCAATACATAAATTTGCATAATGAAATAATTGTGTGCTCATTTAAAAATTTTTTACATGAGTATTACATATATTATTAATGTCTGATATTGTGAAAAAATATTTTGCTACGTATGAATGTCCAAATCAATCTCAGAATATATTGAAATGTACTCCGAATCCAACAAAACAAACAGATTATGCTAATTCTACCGAACAAATTCATTATGTTCAAATTGAATCCGCCAAACGAAACAAAGAACCCATAAACCAATATCAGGATAATTCGTATACTCTACAACCACATCCATTGTATTTTGAACATGGATCTACTCAGATGGCTATTTATTTTCCTGGACACCAATTTAAGATAGGTGATCGTATTTCTCTTCATGGAATTACTTCCAAGAATCTTATCATGCGTAATGTTTTGTCTATTAAAAAGAATAGTTATTTTGTTAGAGTTTGGCACCAAAGTCATGGTTTGTCTTTGCATGGCTTGTATGATCCACAAAATGATGACCAATTTGTTAAAATTGATTATGTAGAACAATTACCTCATTCTTACAAGGAAGACGATGATATTGCCGACACTAATAAATATTACATTCACCAAGATAATCACAAAATTAATTTGACCATTGAATTGTCCAACGTTAAAGGATTTGGTCCGGATCCAAATTTTTTGGGTAATATTCCAACAAATCATTTAAATCGCAAACACACTGCATATTTAATTTTTAGGCGTGGTTCATCTGGTTACGAACATGATCCCAATAGTTATCTCATTCGTTTGGAAATGAAATCTGATATTAATTATGCCGACGATATTAATCGTGATGATAGTGATAACCAATTAGATAATGACATAAACATTACATTTCATAATTTGTACGGTATTCCACTACAATATTTAAATACAGGTACTCCTTTGGGACCCAATAATAAGTATTCATATTTGGAAGTGGTCAATACTTTACAAGATTATTTTATGGTAAATATTAGATATCCGGCCATTGTGGATCCAACACATAGTTTTTATGCGGACACTGACATTACGGAAACTGAGAGTGCGGAAATTATTTCAAACAACAGAGGTGGTGGCGCCAATATTTATTTGCGGAAAATTGAATCTGTTATGCCAGGTTTTCCGTCATCCAGTGATTATGTCTGTGTGCTTGACAAAACTTATTACAATGTCATCAAAGCCAGAATAGTTGGTTCGGTTTTTCCAAACTCCCAGCGCATTATTAATGATCAACCAGATGATGTGGACAACAACAAACTTTATTGGAGAAATTTGGATGATGGCAATTATATTTATCAGTTGGCGATTACTCCCGGAAACTATGGACCAAAACAATTAGCCCAGGTCATCGAACAAGAATTCGCCCGGATCATTCGATATCCATATACTTTGGAATATCAAAATGGCATTGTTCCGGACATTGTAACTATGTTAACCCCGATTGATCATCATTTGTATGATGTTTCAGGCCACTATAAATATCATATCGTCAAGGTGATAATATCTACCACTACGGATCATGTCAGTTTCAGTGCTTTCAAAAAAATTATGTTGGCAGACCAACCAAATCATGTCATTTTGTCCGTGCCAGAATCCTTAATTGAACTAACCATGGCAGAAGATCTAACTGTCAATTTCGGTCAAAATGCTGGTCCGAATATTCCCCATGTTGTTCCCCAATTAATCAAACCATATGACCCTGCCACAGAAAAATTATTTATTTATTTGACACCAAATTCTCATTTGAAAATTGATCATGATTTTCCATACGTTTATGGTCATTTGTATCAGTATATCGGTCCAGGATCACAAGACCAAGGTCATGCTACGCTGGTCGCCATGTTGAATTTAAACACCGCTGTGTTATTAAATTTCAAGAGAACTCACCAAATTTATCCCATAATTGAGTCATCAAGCGAAATAAATTCAATAAATACTAGTACCGTGCTAGATAATTTTGAATATGATTATTTGACAAAAGTGGTTACCAAACCAAATCACAATCTCAAAATAGGTGACATCATTATCACCGACCAATTTCACGATCCAAGTAGCATTGGACAAATTTTTGTTTATGAAATTATTGATATTCTTAATTCTAACCAATTCATTGTCAAAAAATTTTCACATGGCCATGGTTATAAATTTATTTATGACAGCATCATGATTAATTTTGCCACAGACTCAAATGCTACCTATTGGCTGGACCAAATTGCATTTGATGAGCCTGTGATGCCACAATTAGAAGTTGCTATCACTTTGCCAAAAAATAATCGAAAAAACACAATGTCAATTATTCAAATCAAATCACTTTCTGCCTATAACAAAAATATGATTGTCTATCATCCGAATCATAATTTATCTGTCGGACAAACAATTGAGATTGAAAATTCTGTATCTGTCAACCAAATACCAGCATCTATCATCAATCGAAAACACAACATTAATAAAATTATTGATTCGGACCATTATTTAGTTTTGCTAGATTTGTATACAAAAACAGGTTATACTGAAACCAGATCCAATACTATTACAATAATGTATCCTGATTTATTTCAAATGTTTTTCAATTATGATAATACGCTGGGTAAAATTCTAAGTTTTCGGGATGTTGGCCGAGAATTTGCCGTGACTCCATTTAGACATGTTATTCGCAACACCGATGCCTATGCCCATGATAATCACACCAACTACTTGGATAGTTTAGGCTCACCATACAAACCGGGTCTGAGGAAATTGGACATGACCGGCGAAAATTATTTTTACATATGTTGTCCGGAACTGGCCACGATCGAGAATACTGATCCGGTACGCGACGTTTTTGCGATAGGTCGTTGGTTTGATAATCCTGGCAGTGTAGTATTTGATTCGGTGGTGCCTACTATCAAGGTCTTCCAAAATCCATTGACTTTGTCATCTCTACATATCAGTATCAGAAAACCTGATGGGCACTTGGTCAATTTTAATGGTTTGGATCATTCTTTCACCTTGGAATTGACGGAATTGGTCGGACACCTAGGAGACCAACGTTTGGCGCGCAGCAACCAATTGATGACCACAGACAAAAAATTTGATAAATGATAATCTTAAATATAATGTAAGATATTACTCATGAACAGTTGACATATTAATTGAATTATCGTAAATTAAGTTGTAAATTATCATAAATACCAAACAAAATCTCATAAAATATATTGAAATATATCATAATATATTACAATATATTCCAAGTTATGGCATCCTCCTCCAACTGTGAAATTTACTGGACATTACAAAGTTCAGTTTCAGCAATTTATTGTAACATATGTAACACATTACGTTCTTTTGTCTATGCTTGGCCACCTACGCAAGTAGCCTACTGGACCAAGAACGAAGAGAAGATCCATACTAAAATTTCCGAAAATAACGATAAGAATGGCATTTTTTATGATCGAAAACTAAAGAAATAATTGTACATCATAAAAAATTATTTCAACTTTTTATGGTGATCAATAGCATTCAATAGTGGCCAGGTATTCTTAAACTTGATTTTTCCAACATCACTTATATAACTCAAAATGACCACAACAGTGGACAATATTTCATTAATGGGTTAGTGTTCGATGGGTTTGTGGAAGTACATAATATTTTACACTCTTAATGTGTTTTGGAATTGGAAACTGAAATTTCACATTTTTGATAAAACAGTGGTAATCTTGAGTCACAGTTTCCGGTATGTTAAAGAAAAATTTGTCTGGATGACGCCACCAAATGGTCAAACATTTAAGCGACGATGGTATGATGAAGGGAAATTCTTTTGCGGGCCACCAGTTAATAGGTAAAAAGGAATGGCTCCACTAATTTCACAATTAAAAAAATTACCAAAAATTAAGTCGGTTACAGAATTGGGTATTATATTTTGAACATTTTGACAAAAATGAGTTCCAAAGGTCAAATGTGTCACCGAATTAGGAATAACTCCGGGTAGAATTTCCTGATTGAAAAATTTTCCAAAAACTAAACGTGTTACTGTATTAGGAATGACTCCAATCGGAATGTGATTATTAAAAAATGGCCCGAATACCAATTTTTTTACATGTGGAGGAATAACACCTGGCACAAGATCTTGTTGAAATTTTCCGCTCAGTGACAAGTATTGTAAAGTATGTGGAATCACACCAGGGGGAATATCTTGGGCAAAATCACAATTGATAGTCAAATACTTAATTTTTTTGGGTAAATGTTTAGTCATAAATTCATTTTTCATAAAGACATTGCAAAAATTATCATAATAATCAGTTTTAGAATACGCTTCATAATATTTCGACAAGTTAAATGAACGGTAAAATGTCAAGTACTTCCTCAAACTATAAAAGTGATTTGAGACAGAAGTTGCCCTGAATTTATCTTTGTCACGCAAAAAAGATAGTATACTGACCAAAATTTCTGGTGGAAATTGTGTCAATTCCATGATAATTTGTTTTTGTCACATATTAAAAATGATTTTTTACTTGATAATTATTCAATTTTTTTGGAATTATTGGGGAAAATGATTTGGTGCTTGATATTCTATTGTTTTTGGTGATGTTGCGCGAATTCTCCTTGTTGAAATGGCTCTGTTTATTCCCAAACTAACACAAAAATGTCAAATGTGTGATCCATGGTGGTATTTGCTCGTGATTTTTTCTATCGTATAAAAAATTTAGCATTAAACTTGTCATTGTTTCAGGAACAATATCCTAAAGTTTACTGTCAAAACTAATATCCAAGCTCAAATGTTCGACAGATATGAGAATAAAATTTTTTATTTTTCCAACAAAGATCCATCGACAAGGTTAAATGAATCACGGACACTGAAATAATTTTACGAATGTTATACAACAAAAATTATCATGGTAAGAAGTTTCTTACCATGATAATTTTGTTATTTGATAAGTTAACAATTTCCATAAATAATAAATATCAACACAATACATAAAATAATATCATGATGATCGAGATTTCTGGCGGAAGAAATTGAAGATTCATTTTGGAATTCCCACACGCTATGACATAATTTGGATCATATCATAATTTATTTGAGAATTCAATTTTTTTAGTAGCCATCCATTGCAGATCAAACAAATTAAACTAGTGATTGCATGATTCTGACTAATTGGTAAGTATTCAACAAATATCTCTCGTAGCCATAAACACTTAGTCGCAAATGATGGATAAAATTTTGATAAGTATTGGTCATAAACGGAATCAGATAGTCTTGTAAGTTGCGTATCAAAATGGAATCATCTGTCAAAACAATCACTTTGTTCGTTTTCAGAATTTGAATTATAGGCAAAAACAAATCATTGGCCGTGGTAATTTTTCGGTCAGGATCATATTGATCGTGATATATGGTGGTATAGTATTTGACTGCCAACATGGGCAGCACATGTTCTAAATACGAATCAATGGTTTGGCCATTAAATTCAACGGTTCGAATTTCATCCAAAATGGTAGTTTGGTCACGTATAATTATATTGGCACCATCCATTTCTTTGAATCCTTGATATATTTCGTGAAACAAAATATTTTTGATGGCCGGTGTCAGAATCAAATTAATTAAATAAGTGATTTGTGTAAATTCTTCTTCCAGAATAGGATCATCTTCGTAGTTACTGGCATTTGGATTTTTGGATTCAATGTAATCGCGAACTATCTGGAAGAATCTAGATATGTCCGTTAG